TGGTCGATTCTTCATTTGTCCATGGTGATGCCGATGTGATTAATGACATAAAAATATAATTGAAATACTTAAAAAATAGCTAGATATTTATTTCAGGGAACCTACGGTTCCCCGAACCCCTCCCTTTCTGGGCATGTGAAGTTGTGAAGGACTTTGCAATTATAAAATATTCAGTTTTGAATAAAATAATAACTAATATTACATGCCCAGAAAGGGAGGGGTTCGGGGAATCTTAGCGAAGCAAAAGGTTCCCTGAAATATATAAGCATTATATAGAGTATACCATAATGAATGACTACAAAAATGTAACAATATATTTAGCTGAATTTATACCAATCATTGTTTTTTATTTATTAGTATCGTATTCTGACGAAATGATTATGTTTAGTCATACCACATTTGGGCGTCTTATTATTGTTGGATTGATTTTATTCTATGCATCCATTCATTATATCTACGGCATTTTGGTTTGTTTATTTGTAATTTTGTATTATCAATCCGATGTTGTAGAAGGAATGATGGGATATTCCGAGTGGAGTGACATGGCAGTAAATCCAAATTGCTCGAAAACAAGTAAATGCGGCGAAAAACTTATGAATATGATGAAAAAAAAGAAAAATAAAATGGACAATGAAATTTTACACGATATATCCATCGATTTATCAAACGATTTTGAAGACGCACCGGTTGGCGATGGCTATAGCTTATTCAAATCGTTTATTTATCAGTAAACCATCCGCCTACTGAAAATGTATTGTATTAGTATATAGAATACATTAAATGAAAAAAAATTTGAAAACTGCAAAATCACCAAAAAAGGCAGGAAATCCGACGGAATCAACAGATATTATTGGCCGAACCTTTCAATACCTACATAACAATGTTCAAGTGTTGAATAACAGTAAAATTTTTGCAGGTTTTATGATAATCGTTTTAAACATTGCATCAAAATTTGTAACCATAAAATTGAGTAAATCGATGGAATCTTACATGAAATACACATTTAGTAAACAAATATTGGTTTTTGCAATTGCTTGGATGGGAACGCGTGATATATATATCGCATTTTTTATAAGTATTCTTTTTATAATTTGCATGGATTATTTATTCAATGAAGAGAGTGGATTCTGTTGTTTACCCGAATCGTTCACTGCATATCATTCTAATTTAATGGATAATGATGACAAGACAAATAATGCAAATTTACCTGGTGGTTTGGTAGTAAAAAATGCCGATGTAGTGAGCGATGATGAGATAAAGAAGGCGCAAGAAGTGTTAGAAAAAGCCAAGGCTCAGAATACGCAATTGAATTATCAGCCGTTCAATTAAGTTCTTGATTAAATATATATGGATTCACCAAATAGAGAAAATGATAGTAAAATTTTGAATATAAAAATAATATTGAATACGAACATACCAGGCAAGTCCAGTTTTCCATTGACAAAAAACACTTTATATTTGAAAGGTTTAGAGGGAAACGAAACAACGTCCGAAGAATCCGAATATCCTTTCTTTACAACAGATGTGGAATTGCCATATTCGGACATAGAAAATATGGGTAGAAAAAGAAGCGTCGAATTCTTTTTCGATAAAGAATTATTTCGACGTAAAATCGCCACACTACCTCGGTCAAAAGCCTCGGCAAAAAACGACAATGCAAGGAAAAACGTAATTACCATGTTGACTATTTTTTTCCCCACGTCTTTCCCCGTAGAGGAAAATATTTCCGACTCGTTTAGAACAAAAATCCAAGAACAGCAGACGGAAAAAACCAAAATTTCCATTTTACCCAATTTTTTATCACGATTTTTATTCACAAACGAAAATAATTATTCTTACATTAGTGTAGGAGGTGCTGTATATAGCGTTGTTGGAACAACCTGGATCAATGATATTATAAATCATCCTGAATATAGGAAATTAATGGAATTCGGAAAGGGTATATCATCTTGGTGGGAAAATGAAAAAAGAGTAATAAATGCAAATATAATAAAAAAGAAAGCAGATCTGGAAGCCATTATAAAATTAAATGTGTCAAAGGGTGTTGAAAAAAGCATAAGTAATATTACAAAAGCTTACATCAAAACTAAATTGGAATTAATATATAATATAAAAGACAAAGCGCCCATCGATGATCGAATAGCCGCCATTTTTGAACTATACTTTTACATTAAATATAATAAACGGGAATATTCGAGCAGCCGATATAGTAATAGAGAGAATGAAATACCAACCGATTTAAGAAGCGAATTTGCTTACGATAAAATCGAATCTATCGGGTTGAACATATATAAAATGCAAAAAACGATGGAGTTTTTTGACGACCCGTCGCAATATACAGATTTATTTGAACGCGAGACAAAAAAAGAGGAAAAAAGTATAGAACAATTAAAAGACGAAGAGATCAAATCGGAGATACAAAAATACAGAAAATTCCTCGAGTTTTTGAAAATGGCGTATCGTTTTACCAAGGAAAAAACGTCAAGCAACCCATTATTAAAAGATATGATTTATTTTTATTTGAACTCGGACAATGAAGCGACAATAAAAGAAAAGAAGAAGAAATTTATGGCGAATTTAAAACTTACCGATAATTCGTTAATTAATTTAGAAACGTTTTTGAAAACTATGCACGATGTATATGTAAAGAAACAAAAAGATAAGAGCACGTATCCCATTGAAATATTGGAAACCGGAGTAGAATTGGTAAAAAACGGAGAATCGGAGAAAAAAGACAAATCCGTATCGGCGCCGTCCGAAAACATAGATACGGGAAAATCAGAGTTTGAAATTCAAGTGCAGTTAGACGTCGTAAAAGGATTATTGAATGACGAAACAGTTGGTAAAATAAGTTGCATTTTTCGCGACTCGAATTTGATGAACTCGTATTCTTCGTTGACCGATTCAAAGCACAATAAATTCGAGGTCAATAAAAAACGATTTTTTGTTGATCTTGATGTTTTGCAAAAGAAACAGGCGACGATAGACGCATCTCGTAAAGAAAGGAGTGCCCCCAAAGAGGCAAAAGAAATTCCAATAAAAAAAGGCGGAAAAACGCGGCGCGTAAGATCAAAGAATAAAAGAAGAACGCGGAGATTTTAAATTTTTGCGATTCCGTTTACAAACTTTCCAACCTCGGGTCCCACTTCGCCGTCCTTATCTATGGCATAAATAGTTCCATTTTTCTCATTCGTTGCATAATACTTTTTGCCACGAATTGTAATCTCATATACATCTTCCTCCTCTTCAACGTTGATTGATTCTGTAACCACCTGATCTTTTTTCTTAGGTGCCTCCTCCATCACCTTCTCCTCTTTCACCTTCGGTTGTGCCTCTTCTTCTTCCTCCTCTTCCTCTTCTTCCTCCTCCTTCACCTTCGGTTGTGCCTCCTCCTTCACCTTCGGTTGTGCCTCCTCCTCTTCTTCTTCCTCCTCCTCTTCTTCTTCCTCCTCCTCCTCTTCTTCTTCCTCTTCCTCCTCTTCCTCCTCCTTCACCTTCGGTTGTGCCTCCAAAACAGTCTCTTTCTTTACAACTACTAATTCCTCCTCTTCCTCCTCTTCCTCTTCTTCCTCTTCTTCCTCTTCTTCCTCTTCTTCCTCTGCGTCGTCGATTAGTTCATAGACAATATTTGTCGACTTTACATCGGGTTCGGTCTTAATTTTAACCTCAGGTCTAGGTTCGGATCGAGTTTCCTTAACAAATTCAACATCAGGCGCATCATCGCCTGTCTTGGAAAACTTTTGCAAAAGTCTAAGTAGAATCTTATTTTCATGCTTCAATCTTTCATTCTTTCTCTTCAATCGAAGAACCAGGGGAGAGTTTTCGATATACTCGTGCATCTCCATAATAGCCGCCATTGACTTAGATTTCCCCCCTCCACGAAGACGCAATACAAGATGAAGAGTGGACTCCTTTTGTATATTATAATCCATCAGCGTGCGTCCGTCCTCTAGTTGTTTTCCGGCGAATATGAGACGCTGTTGGTCGGGTGGGATTCCCTCTTTTTCTTGGATTTTCGCCTTTACATTCTCAATGGAATCGCTTGATTCTAGTTCCAATGTAATGGTTTTTCCGGTCAATGTTTTCACGAAAATTTGCATGTCTGCTTATAGATACTTTAAAATAAACGTCTTTATTCTGTTTCAATTTTATTTTAACGGGTTCCCTTGCTACGCTAAACCAAATTTATCGCGCATAATACTTGTTTTTGTTGGACCCTGTTGTTTTTCACTTTGTCGCTTCACTTTATATACACCTCCCGCTTGAGTAGCCGAACCCTTTGAATTCCCGTAAATATTCATAATAAAATCATCCGTATCTTCGTGTAATTCAGGCAAAATGCGTGTCAACGGCTTATCTATCACCAGTAGCATATGTTCCGTCTTCAAAAGTTTCCTATATTCCTGTATCGTTAAATTGCCGTAAAACTTGTCCAATAAATAATACGGATTGGGTGCGGGCTTGATATTCTTCTTGAAATCATAGATTTTACTATATATCTTATTCAATAAGTGATATCGCTCGAATTTGGTAGAATCATCTAGATTCTCCTTCATTAAATAGGCGACGGCACATTCCGGTCTACAAAAAGAGCCGTATCCGCACAATTCATTATCCATTTCGTATTTGGGAATGTAACAAGGTTGATTGTCGTATTCGCATGTGCACCAAAAACACGCCGATTTTTTATCACTCATGGCATTTTTATAGAGATTCATCTTCAACCTCTTCAATTTCGCGTTAATGTCTTTAACGCTTATTGCGTCTTCTTCATAATCGCACATCACATCGTCTGTTATTTTGGAATTACATTCACTACAAAGTTGTTTTCCGGCGTCTACGGTTTTTGATACGCCGTCAGAGTAGGCGTAATTATTTTCTGTTCCGGTGGAATTTGTTTCATATAAAGCAAAAGGTGGTGCCCCGCTAGTAGTATAACTCATAATTGTTGGGGGAACCTCTGGATTATAATCCAAAGGATTTTTGATCTGCTTATTCAATTGAACATTATAGTCATTCAAGTCTTTAAGAGAACACTTCAAATGCAAGATGACATTAGATACGACCGGGGCTTTGTTTTCATTTTCGCTTGTCTTCGATATAAGCTTACCGCCCTTCGGCTTTCTACCGCGCTTTTTATTCGAATTATCTATCACCGATGGCTCCTCGATTTGTACATTTACGTTTTCGTCAGATGTAGATAATATATCACCCGTGTCCATGTCCTTCTTTCTTCTACCGCGCTTTTTCTTCGCTTCGTCCAATGAAAAATCTAATGTCATAGATTGCACAATAACAAAATATCGCTTTTTTATTTATATACTTTACATAAATGCTTTTCAGGGAACCTACTCAGGGAACCTACGGTTCCCCGAACCCCTCCCTTTTAGGAAACCTACTCAGGGAACCCACGGTTCTCCGAACCCCTCCCTTTTAGGAAACCTACTCAGGGAACCCACGGTAATCGGAAATCCGTAGGATTTACAGACCCGCCGCTTCGCTGTACCCCTCCCTTTTAATAAAGAAATCCCAAGTTTATCACCTCAGATAAGGGAGGGGTTCGGGGAACCGTAGGTTCCCTGACCTGAAAGCAGCCCCTACACAGAGGAATATAATTGTCCGATCCTATGACCACCTGATCGTCTTCTTTTGAAACGCGCTTTGAAAATATGGCCTTTTTTCCATTCTTGCAAATAGCGCACAACGAATTCAACTTTTGTACCGTATTCGAATGCGGAATCAAGTCTAGCAAACGGCCAAATTTGTTCCTCTTGAAATCTCCGTCCAGTCCGCAGATATATACCTTTTTCCCAAGATCATCGACCATTTTCAAAACGGTCTCATAAATATCTGCAAAGAACTGTCCTTCGTTGATAATAACGACATCACAATCGAGCCATTCATGCAAAACCGAATCCAACGTTTCAGCGTTTATGCAAGGAATCATCGTTTTGTCGTGAGTAGAAAGGAGTGCTGAATCGTATCGTTTATCTCCGGCATAGTTTATAACGCAAATATTCTTTTGTATGTAGGCATATTCTTTGTATATTTGGATGATGCGGGTTGTTTTCCCGGAGAACATGGGTCCCAGAATGATTTCCAAATATCCTTCGTCAGACATTATTTGATTTTTGATTGAATAATAACGATATATTATGATTCAATTTTTATACTTTTGTGCAATTAAATTGCGCGTTCTGGGACAAGCAGCCAAAAAACTTCTCGCAAAATTGTCTTTCGCATTCTACGTAATTCGGGTTCCAATTATAATACATATGAATGGCGAATCCGTTTTTCACGAATACATGGTTTGACGCATTTTTCCAAGCGTATTTATTCAACGGAACTTCGTCAAATGTATCAACGAATAAAGACTCGTCATTGATTATTGTCTTATACGTATCTCTCTTAATGCAATATACACTATTACATAAATAGGGCGAAAAATTATCGAAAATGAGGTCTAGCTCCTTTGGCTCTAAAAATCGCGCCTTATTGTCGATAATATATTGATTCAAGAATTGTATCGCCGGTTCATTCACCCGAATCGGATGTATTCCCTTGTAATGATGATCCATTTTGAAAACGCTTTCGAAAAATTCCAACTTATTCCAAGACGCGGAACCCATCGTATGTTTGTTCAAAAATGTATAATCCGCTCCGTATTCGTTTTTGAATACGGATTTCAAAAACATGGCATTCAAAGTATCTTGGGCCTCTTTTGAAAGAAACTGTTCCTTGAAATATTCTACACCAGGAATTCCCGACGTAAGTGTCGGTCCCAGGGTCAAATTTTTACTGTTTTCCAAGATGGATAGATTATCTACCATATAATCCAAGACTTCGGCTTTAATGAACAAATCATTGTCACACTTCATAAGATAAGGGAATCCGAACTTCTCGGCGTAATGAACCGCGTAATGCGCCTTTTTCATATAATTATTTTGGAAATCTACGCGAAATGTGTCGAATTGTATCTCCGGATAAGCCTTTAAATGTTCGGCGTAAAAATTCTCATCAAATGCGCTCGTTATAACGAGAAGTTTCCATTCAGATTTTTTAGAGGATTGATTCAGCATAGAAATAAAATGCTGAAATGTGAAATGACGGTTTGTGTCAGTTAAATAAAAAATCAATAGCGACATTACTTTTTTAATTATATTATATTTAAATGATTTTATCGAAATAGCATTTTTTGTGATTTGTTTGAATTGTGAAATGAGTTGGGCGAAACATTTATTTCTTTGATTTCCTCGATTTCCTCGATTTCCTCGGTTTCCTCGATTTCCTCGATTTCCTCGATTTCCTCGATTTCATCGATTTCCTCGATTTCCTACCTCCTCCCAATTGTAAAGTCTCAAAAGCATAATTGACCTTCTCTACTTCTTTTCCTATTTCAATCTCAATTCCTTCGTAATACGCGTTTTTATCTCTTGCTTCCGCGATTAAATGATCTATTAAAGTTTTTTTTCTATCCTTCGGGCTCATTTTTTCTATAGCTTTATTCTTTTCTGCAGTTTCAAACCATTCTGTTGCAGCTTCTGTTATAGAAAATTTTGGATTCATTAATTTATTTAATTCTGTGTAAGTTTCATTACAACTCTTGGTGCAGATAATTTGAACAGCACTTCCCACACTTAGAGCAAACCGTTCTATTATTCCCTTTGTACAACTTGTATTATATCCTGATCCCGAATAAGCTTCACATGATTCATTTAAAAACGCTATTATATATTCCCTTTTAAAATTATCATCTTGCGCAAAAGCAAAACTTACGCTTTTAGCTATTAATTGTTTTTCATCATCTGATGCTTCATAGTCTTGTATTTTTGCAAATACAACACCAAATTCTTCTTCTTTTTTATTGAGATCATCAGGATCAGGGAACAATGTTGGCGTTATGTTTACTGTAAATTTTGTCTTTATAAACTGTATAAAGTCGTGAATGTCTTCTTCTACAAAATCGGGTTGAGAAATAAGTAAGTCGTGAATGTCTTTTTCTACAAAATCGGGTTGAGAAATAAGTCTGAGATATTCAGGTACTTTTGGTTGAAATCTATAAAATGCGCCATGAACTTCAAATGCCACACCTCGGTGCAAAGGCGCAACTGCCCGTATACCTGGATTAACTAAGTTTGCACCCTCTCTTAGACCCAAGACTCGGGCGGTTTCGAGGTGCCCTTCACTATTTGCCATAGCCAAGGCTGAATTCCCGTCGTGGTCCACCGCATTGGAGTCTATGCCAGGGAAATCCAGAAGGGCTTGTACTATTGCAGTGTGACCTTGAAATGCCGCCAAATAGAGGGCAAATTGGCCAATATCAGCATCTCTAGCATTGACGTCTATACCGGGTCGGCCGTCTTGTGGATTAAAGGCTAGAAGAGCTTGGACTGTTTCGGTGTGCCCATTGTAGGCGGCCCACATGAGCGCTGACCACCCATTATTGTCCCTAGCATTGACATCTATGTCTGGGACAGCTAGCAGGGCTTGGACTGTTTCGGTGCGCCCTCTATCAGCCGCCTTCATGAGGGCTGACCACCCCATCTCATTCCTAGCATTGACGTCTATGTCTGGGACAGCTAGCAGGACTTGGACTATTTCGGTGAGCCCATTCTGAGCCGACCCAATAAGGGCTGACGATCCATCATTGCCCCTAGCATTGACGTCTATGCCTGGGACAGCTAGTAGGACTTGGACTATTTCGGTGCGCCCTCGAACGGCCGCCAACATAAGCGCTGACCACCCCTCATTCTCACTAGCATTGACGTCTATGTCTGGGACAGCTAGCAGGGCTTGGACTGTTTCGGTGCGCCCTTCACTGGCCGCCATAATGAGGGCTGAATACCCCCTCCTGTCCCTAGCGTTGACATCTATACCCGGGAAAGCCAGAAGGGCTTGGACTGTTTCGGTGTGCCCATTGTAGGCGGCCCACATGAGTGCTGACCGCCCATAAATGCCCCTAGCGTCGACATCTATGTCTGGGACAGCTAGCAGGGCTTGGACTATTTTGGTGTGCCCTCTATAGGCCGCATAAATGAGAGCTGACCACCCATCATTGCCCCTAGCATTGACGTCTATGCCTGGGACAGCCAGCAGGGCTTGGACTGTTTCGGTCTGTCCTTCCCTGGTTGCACGAATTAAACGATCATTGTTAGACGCTGACAACTCTGACATTCTCTCCTAAATATATATATATATTTATGTATATATATTAAACACTTGAAATAGAGTAACCGATTTTTATCAAAATAGCATTTCCTTATGATTCACAGAATCTTTGCGATTTATAAATTCAACACTATTTTTGATCTGATCACTGATAAAAGGTCTAAAAATAGAAGAAATAGAGTCAATCATTGAAGGTGTGTTATAAATTCTAAATATTGATAAATGTAACATCATGTCGGTTCCATTAGATAAACATTCGTTGCAGAATTTTTGGATTGCCGGTTTGTATCTTTGCGCGGCGCTTATTGAAAACGTATTCAAATCAATATGAAGTTCGAAAGAATTGTGCGATTCGATGCAGACATTAAATAAATGAATGACGTATTGTATTAAAATATCATAAATTTGATCATGTGCATACGTTTTAAATAATGCGTAATCCATATAAATTTTATTGGTATTTGGTATAATAAAAATAGTATGTTTTATCAGTTCTTGAATATTCATATTGTCGGAAACCATTTTGGCGCAATTCAATTTATTTGTATTTTTAAATATAGAGGCGTTCATTGAAGAAGACGCAAACATATCTTTGATGTTTTTAATTTTTTCCGATATTTCTTTCTTGTCCGGTTCCAGATCCAGTTCCATTTTATATTTATAAACCATTTTTTTATGTCTTTTTACACCCTTTAACATTCTAAACACCTAAGCAAAGGGGGGGTTTTCTATTTTCCCTTTTTACCTTTTTTCTTTGAAACAATATTCATAGAAAACGGTTCTTCTGTAGTATCTTGTTCCTGCGTTTCTTCATTCACGGATTCTTGGACAATATCCTCCGTATCTTTCTCGGATTCAAAATGAAACTCTATATGCGGGACGGATTCTTCCACTTTGGCTTCCTCTTCAGATTCCACTTTGGTTTCCTCCTTTGGTTCCTCCTTAGGTTCCGCCTTTGATTCCTCCTTTGGTTCCGCCTTAGGTTCCTCCTTTGGTTCCGCCTTAGGTTCCGCCTTAGGTTCCGCCTTAGGTTCCGCCTTTGATTCCTCCTTGGGTTCCTCCTTGGGTTCCTCCTTTGGTTCCTCTTTTTTTTGTAAATACTCATCCATTAATTTTTTATTCACCTCTAATGTATAATTTTGAAGACTCAATACAACATTTTTCATATTTGCAATTTCTTCTGCTAATATTGCATACCTGTGATCAAACTCTGCTACGTGCTCATCCATAATAGATTTACATATTTCCGTAATTTTATCATAGTCGACGTTTACCGGTTCCGGAGAAACAGCCGTAGTTTGAGAATTTACCTGAATCTCAGGTCTAGACTTATCTCCAAATTCATTGACAAAATTTTCAACGGATATTAATCGCATCGTTATTAAATTGATCACTTGTTGAACGGTCATAAACTTAGAATCGGGAACAGGTTGTTGTTCTGAAACGACGGGCTGCGGAGCATTGACGTGCGGAGCATTAACGTGTCTCTCGGGTTGTAAATTTAAATTATTGTCGGGAATAATTTTATTTGACTGGAAAGACTGGGGAGACTGGAATAAAGGAGAAGACAAAAGAGGCCCCGCGCGTCTACGCTTGGCCGCTGACGTGGCTGAATTGCTCATCGTTTATACTATATATAATAATTTTTCTAAATTATTATAAACGCGAGTTTATTCCTAAACGTACAATTCAATGTATTCTTCATCGGTTTCAAAAATGTAAAGAAACCAAAAATCATATTTTTTTCTAATCAAAGCTATATAGAAATGGAAATTTTACACGAAGCAAAAGACATACATCGTAAATCTATTTTATCGCACGTATTTTCAACAACGGACGAAGGAAAAGCCGAGGTATTAAATGTTATTCAATATGCAAGTTTAGGCGTAATTCCAATTGTTGTACTAAATAAATTAATACAAAGATATGTACCTGAAGCCGACGCTGACAAATCAACCGTTGAATTATTATTCGAAATATTTGTTCAGTTGCTTGTTATGTTTTGCGGAATTATTGTTGTGCATCGCATTATAAGTTATATACCCACGTATAGTGGATTCAAATACGAAAACCTGAATCTTACAAATGTGATTTTGGCGTTTTTGATCATCGTTCTCAGCATTCAAACTAAGATGGGAATAAAAGTAAATATTTTATTTGATCGCATATCAGAATTATGGAACGGTCCTTCAAATAATTCTAAAAGAACGAATAAATCAACAGGCCAATCGTCGCACGCGCCGAGTCAAGCGGATTATTTAGATAATTCTATGATGCAATCCGATATGTTTCCTGCAGCGCCAGTTGTTACTCAAAAGCCGTCCAAATCTTATGATAATGTATCACCGTCGCAACCTGAATACGGTTCAATGATGGGTCCTATGGCGGCAAATAGCGTTCTAGGTGGATCGTTCGGATCTTTCTTTTAATGCTTTAGTATAATTATCATTATAATTTTATGGTTATTGTCTATAAAGTTATATGATCACAAAAAATAATAATTTTCTGGTTAAATCTCTTACTAAAAATTTAGTGAATAATCAGATCCAAGATTTCAATAAAAATTCTGTCTCTAAAAAACAAGGGAATGCATATATTAAATTAAATTCAACACATCAAGATACACAAGAAATAATACAAATACAACACTATGAGAAGCAAATTTTACAAATTAAACAAAAACTAATTAAACAACATCTTATATTGCAAGAGCAACAGCAAGAACAAGAACAGCAACGTATTTTACAGCAACAACAACAGCAACAGCAACAACAAGAACAACAACGTATTTTAAAGCAACAACAAGAACAACAACGTATTTTACAAAATCAACGACAAGAACAACAAAGAATTTTACAAAATCAACGACAAGAACAACAAAGAATTTTACAAAATCAACAACAAGAACAACAACGAATTTTACAGCAACAACAAGAACAACAACGAATTTTACATCAACAACAAGAACAACAACGAATTTTACATCAACAACAAGAACAACAACGAATTTTACAGCAACAACAAGAACAACAACGAATTTTACAGCAACAACAAGAACAACAACGAATTTTAAAGAAACAACAAGAACAACAAAGAATCGCAATGCAGCAACAAGAACAAACGGCAACTCAATCTAAATCAAATTTACCTTTATTTGGTAAAAACAAAAAAAAGGAAAGAACAAACATTATTACAACACAGCCACAGGTAAATAATAATAATCTACCTTCGTTTTCTTCTGCTCTAAGCAATTTCAAAACAAACAAAAATTTAGGAAAAGGTTCTTTGAAAATGGATATAATAAATAATCACATTGAAACCGATTTAAAAAAAATATTTCAAAGCATGTGCCTCGGTCATATAAATATTTTTCCAAAACATTTATTACAAAACGTTCAGTCAAACAGAGAAAATGAAGCCATTTTAATAGAATTTAGAATTCTTCCGCACATCGAATTTATTATTAAAAACGCGATTATAAAATTGGGCGATTCTTTTTCACATACCATTGTTTGCGGAAATGAGAACTATTTAATGATGAAGCAAATGTGCGATGATATTTCTTCAAATATAAAGATAATAAAACTGGAAAAAAATAATATTACAATCAACGAATACAATAATTTATTTTATGATTTATCGTTTTGGGAAAGATTTTATGGAAATAAACTACTTTTTTACCAAGAAGACACTATTATATTCAAAAATAACATTCACGATTTCTTGCAATATGATTATGTGGGAGCACCTTGGAATCTTGAATCAAATCCCAATTTTCCTTCTGTAGGAAATGGCGGATTTAGTTTGAGAAATCGAAATATGTTGATGGAAATATTAAGAAATAGACTTGAAATAACGGATACTAATTTTGCAAATAAAAAACATAAATCGGGCGAAATTTTAGATAATATACCCGAAGACATATTTTTCTCATTAAGCATGTTAAAATTAAATATAGGAAACGTCCCCGAGGCCGTTGTAGCAAGTTATTTTTCCACCGAAAATATAGTTAATAGGGATAGTTTAGGAGGACATCAATTTTGGTTAAACGACGCGTCGTGGACCGATCGTATGAACGCACTTTTTAAAGAATATCGCCAATGATAGGGGGAACCGTGGGTCATCAGAATCCGCGAAGCGGATTCCAGACCCCTTCATCAGAATCCGCTTCGCGGATTCCAGACCTCCCCGCCCTTCGGGGGGCGTTTCAATTCCTTACCTTTTTCCATGATAATATTTCTTGATGAAAACTGTTATAATTTTCCTGGGTTCCCGGTGGATAGTGCTGACCAATGATTTTTTTTATTTTTGAAATTCAAGAATAAAAATACAGTCGCCTAGTTTTTATCGAAAAACTTTACGGCATAATTCATAAATGGCGTTCTCGCGTCGTTTTTCAACACTGCGTCGTATTGATTTTTCATGATTTCTATGAACGATGTACCATTAATATGAAGCCAAATGTTATATACAACGAATAACCCGGCGCCTGCATAATAATCACGCATTTTAATCGAGACATTGCGCATCAGGAATATGGGAATAACTTTAATGATAAAATTGGCGACGACGAATAAGAGTATATAAATGAACGCATTTTTATAATAAATCATCGATAAGAAAATGAAAATATTGATGGATACGCTGATGATAAGAAAGGCCTTGGGGTTATATATAGTTAGTCCTAATGCGTAAAATATATACCACGCAAAAATCCAATAAGAAAATACAAAATCAAAACGCGTTTTCAATTCCATGTCTATATACTCAGGTCAAGAAATTCAGGTCAGCCGCGCCCATTATCTCCATCTGTTTCAAAGATTTTTCTAAAGTCTTCTGTTTTTCTACATTTTTGAAAAGGTAATCCGTCTTGGGTGCGTCCTCATTCTTTTTGATTTGTTTATATACCTCGTCAATATTATTCGTTATATGTTCCAATCTTGCTTTGTCCCCAACGATTTCAATATTCTGCGCAACTTGTTCCGTGAATAGTTCCACCGCGTAATATAAAATGTATCGCCTTTTTTTCGATGACGCAGTAGTATACTTGATACAAAATAGATTGAGTAATGCGGCCAAAATCTTCTCAATGAATGTCCCCTTTTGTTTACCGTTTTCAATAATCGCGTCCCATAAAAGCCAAATAATATCCTTTTGATATTTTGATTCGACCGCGTAATAATTCCGTTTTTCGCAACTACACGGTTGTTTGCGCTGTTTACACACCGCGTCGAATTCGATGATCCATTCGATCCAATAACACGCCGAAATCATGTTTTGCGAATCTGGGGACACACAATACGCAAATTCATTGATCGCCACCAGCAATTCCTTCGGATCATCTTTTTTGAAAATATCTTCCGCGTATTTCACACTTGGCGCCTTCAGTCTGTCCGTCATTTGCGTAATATCGAATTCTTCGATGCGATTGATTTTGATCGATTCAAAGCTCGGTTTTTTTGCGGAAAGCGCCAAAACGCCCACAATTTCGGCGAATAATTTACGTATTTTATCATTATTTCGTACATCGAGTTCGGAAACATAATGTCCCTGATTCATGATATTTCGGAATACCGTATATCGCATATCCAAGTAAATCGGTATTTTTGGATTACCTAAATGAATATGTTTTGACATGAAATATAAGACGGATTCCCACACTTCGCCATAGTGTCCCGCGCAAATGAGTTCCGCGCACCAATTACACGCATGTTCTATTTTACCGTTGATCATAGATTGTATAAATTGTTCTCGAACCTGCGTTTTTTTGAATTTAGAAAAAGATATGCCGCGGAATTGAGCGGGCGTTCGAATATCATTTATTTCCGTCGATGAAGCCATATTTATATATTAAACATAAACATATAAAAATATAATTTTACGCATATCTAGTATGAATTCCTTTTTTTATATTTTACAAAAACACATGGTTCCTGGCTATAATATACGCAACAAAAATACGGAAAATCTGTTTGCATTTTGGAAACACATGTGCGTAAATAGAACGGAAACAACAAATTCTGCCGCGATTAATATGTATTATTATTTTTACGTGAAAAAATGCAGAGAATTGATTCAAGGCCAGTCGGATTTGATTATATATTTCAAGTTCCGCGAATATAAAAATCTTCTCGATAATATATTTTTGCAATGCAATGGATCGCCTGAATATGTCCAAGATATGTTCTGTAAGGCGCAAAAGACGTATCGCGCCTTTTCTAAATTGGCGCGCATCTTTCTTTCAAAGCGCGCTCCTCTACAAGTTGATCATGACATGTATATGAATCCCATTGATTTAAAGAATCGGAACACTATGATCATTTTTCAAAATAGGGCCAGATATGCGTTCAAACTATCCGATTTGATTAATATTTTAAATTCCGCTTTGGCGCATTCGCCACATTTTTTTGCGGATCCTCTATTCCCCAAAAATCCATATACCAACGTCGAATTCGAAATGGGTGCTCTGTATGAAATATACGATAGGATCAAAAAATCAGATTACAAAATGCCGATTTTGATACAAGCTTTCTTTTGTGCCGAATTTGATATAGATACTTTCGAATACGACAATGAAGCCGTTATTCGTGATATTAGCATATCCGATTACGTCAAAACATCCACCAATGATACTTTAGTTCCTGAAATAAAAAGTTTGTTTCGCGCCTATGATAAATTAAACCGCATTAAAATCGATAAAGAATTCCCGCCCGATCGACTCGTTCATATTATGCGGCCTTATTTGCATTTACATTATATAAATCAATTTTCTTTATATGAGACGACAAAACGCGCCGATGTTTATACCGAATTAAATAAAAAGATGAAGAGATTTATTGAGTTTAATCCCAGATTTGGCCGAAAAATTATGAAAGAAACCGACGCGAACGCACTTGTCACCGGGTCCGGTTTTTATGATAAGCATCCTGATTTTAATGACTCTGTGAATAACTTGCCGTTTATAGATCTAAGGGAGGCATCCGAAAGCGAAGATTCGGATTCGTAAAAATAAATAAAATATTAATATTATTTAATATTTTATATAAACATTTACTAAAATCGCTTTGATTATTCCGTAATCAATCTAGGAACCACATTGATTGTCTGTAACTCTTGCGCCATCAACTTGTAAGAATACGGAATCTCAACGCGCGAGAAATCCGTCGAATTTCCACAAGTCCGGCATAAATGAATAGTGAAATCCTCCTTGGAAAACATCCGATTCTGTGTTCCATCATTATAGCTCGCGATAAGACCACATCTCTTACATACATGTACACTATACTTATCCGATGCATCGTAAAGACGCTCCCTGCAAAATCTGGACATTCCGTGCGCCAGCATAACATCACGTTCCATCTCTCCAATTCTGAAGCCACCGTCGCGTGACCTACCCTCCGCCGGCTGTCTCGTTAAATTCACCATTGGACCAATCGACCGACTATGCTGCTTGTCGTTCACCATGTGCTTCAAGCGCTGGTAAAACACCGGACCAAAGAATACATTCATCTCCAGTTGTTCACCGGTGAGGCCGTTATACAAAACCTCGTTTCCATAGGACTCGTACCCCACTTTTTGTAGTTCCTGTGCAATCGTCTTCACGTCCAGGTTCCCGAAACTGGTTCCATCGCCAAATAGACCGAGTTCCAAAAGAACCTTACCCAGCAAGGTCTCCTTGAGTTGTCCGATCGTCATACGCGACGGAATGGCATGTGGATTGATGATAATATCCGGCCGGATTCCATCCTTCGTAAATGGCATATCACACTCCGGTATAATATTTCCCATAGTACCCTTTTGTCCGTGACGTGAGGAGCACTTGTCACCTAGAACCGGCTTTCGCAAAATACGAACACGGACCTTTGCAAAATTGTATCCATCACCATTTCGGCCCGTGTAATTCTTGTCGATATAAGTCTCCTCCGTAGTCCTGAAAATCTTACTCTGATCTTCATACTTTACCGTCTTTGTAGGATCATTGCGGTTCTCCTTGATCGGCACAATCTTCGCAATAATGACATCGCGATTCTCTACCAACGAATTCTCCGGAATAAATCCGCGCGAATTGATCTTGTCGTAATTACCAAACTTGATTCCTTTTGTTTTTGTAGGATCCGGTTTACATCGAATGATCTCGTCGCGAATAATATTCTTATCCTCATCCTTTTCCGTATGATAAATCGTCGTCATGAAGAGTCCACGATCAATCGAACCCTTATTGATTAAGACACTATCTTCCTGATTATACCCGGTGTGCGACATGATGGCAACGTGAATCTGAGTTCCCGACGGAATCTTGTTCAAATGGATGAAATTCATCAATCGAGTGTCAACGAGCGGTCTGGACGGATAAGATAGAACATATGCTGTTTTGTCCATGCGCTGGTCGTAGTTGGTCGCGTAAACACCCATGGCTTGCTTACCCATCGCGCAATTACTACTTAAGAATCCAGACGCCGCAATAAACGAATGATTTTCACTCTCTACTTCAATGTCTGAAATTAAACCATCTGGTTGTTTTGCTACGGACGCGACCTCTTCAAATATAATTTTTTTACTATTTTCGTCCATTATTCCAATTTTAGTAGAATCAAGCGTTCGCATAATAGAATACACTTGCATCCAGCCTCGATTTGTCATGAATTCGTGATCTTCTGTTGCGGAAATTTCTCTTCCGCTTTTCGTTGTGATCTTGAATATAGGAAATTCATTTGGTCTTACAAACTGATTTACAACCTTGGTCTCGGTGATGTCAAGACTTTCTGGATTGAATGTCACTACAGTTTCTCCAATTTTAACTTCACCGATGGCTTTTCTTGATCCATCAGCCATCCACACCAATTCTTTAGGATCCAAACACTGGTATGTGTTTCTCGGCGCCTGATTGTGATCTGGATAAGGAATACACGACGCAAGAACGCCGAAAATGACACTCGGATGAATTTCACAATGTGTGTACTTCATTTTCGCGCCCTCGGGCTGTAAATATCCGTCCTTGGCTTTCATCGCAATCATCGCAAAATTCTGCTCCTCTGGGTCAATGTATTCGATGACGGATTCGTCGATTCTACAATTTGTGAGCAAATCATTCCACGCCAACTCTTTTTCAACGAGTTTATCGATAATATCTTTGGTCATTAGTGCACCGCCGTCCTTCACTTTTAGAACGGGTCTCGTAAGCCGGCCGCCATCATTACATACACGAATCTCCATTTTCTTATAATCGAATACCACCGAAGTATAAATATTAATAATTCCACGATATTTCTTATCCTTGATCTTTTCATACAAGTCCATTGGATTTTCGCTTATTCCTACCCAACAACCGTTGATGAATACCTTGACCTTTTCATGAAGATCTTTGGCTTTTGCATCTTCGACCTTCAAAACGTGTGGCAAAATATACTCATACAACGAAGAACTATTGGTCGGAATAGTAATATGCGCCATATAACTGATATTTTTTACTACACCAATCGATTGCCCCTCTGGTGTTTCTGCCACGCATAAAAACCCCCATGTCGTATTATGTAACTTTCTGGGTTCAATGAGCTCGCCGCTCTTTTCCAGAGGCGTATTGATCCGGCGCAAATGACTTAGACTTGCCACGTAAGTGAGTCGATTCAACACTTGCGCGACGCCCACTTTACTACTATTGGACTGTTTGATACTAAAATCGCCGGTAGATAGAGCTCTAGTGATCCCGTTTTCAATCGTCGTCGATTTCACAATCTTATAAATATTGGTCATGTTGATGATATTCTCGTAATCCTCGCTGGATCTCCACGACCCATTGTTCACTTCACGCATGATCTGCTTTTGCATCTCTTTGACCAACTTATTGAAATAATTGCGAAACAGATTATTCAACAGAGTTCCAGTGAGCTCAATGCGCTTATTCAGATAGGAATCGCGGTCATCCGTTCGAATCCACCCGAGACTCGTTTGTATTAACTTTTTCGCCATATAACCGATCATGTACAACTTTTGTGGTAGAGTGGCGCAGTGCGGGAATAAATCGTTCTTCAATACATCGACGGCGAACTCTTGCTTTTTTCTCTGACCCGTCTCCCTATCCATATTTATAGGAGTATAAGCGACCGACGCAGTGATATGTCTTAGAGAATCCTCCTTGGTGGGATATTTATTCGCATCAATGATGGACGCTTGGAGACAGTCCAAAAGTTCTTGGTATTTCTCGTCCTCAATATCCAGCAAAATATATTCGCAGATCTCCTTGTCATTTGTAATACCGAGCGCGCGGAACAAAACGAAAAGCTCAATCGGCTGCTTGATCCTCGGAATGGTTATAAATATACCGTGTCCGAAACCGTTATTCTTACTCGCGATCATCATATCGATTTGCTTTGGCGAAATGCACTTGAAATCGGGAATCGATTTGATTTCTGCGAACCAACTCCATTTTGTGGTGTTTTTGCCGTCGAAACAGTAGACGCGGTTTTCCGCAGCGCGTTCCTGACCTAGAACCGTCTTTTCCGATCCCTTAATGACGAAATATCCGCCGCAGTCCATGGGACATTCACCGGTGAGCTGCGGTTGAATATGACGATTTTGATTGAGAATACAAATTGATGATTTGATCATAATTGGCATCTTTCCAATATTAATCTTTGGTAAAATGCGCGTGATAATCTTCGGATTGTCCATTTGTTCCGTGTTTCGAACGGTATATTGGATCTTGATGTCCACCGTCATGGTCGAGGCATACGTGAAATTTCGCAGCTTGGCCTCTTGAGGGAACATAAGTTTGGTTGCGCCATTATTCTCGTGAATTTGCGGCGGGTAGAGCTTGAAATTCTCAAAATTAATACTCGTCTCGAG